TGTGCAAATATCGCTCACAACGTCTTTGAGCAAGGTAGGTCGGCTATGTATTTCACTATTGAGATGGATAGTCGATCTATTCTTCAAAGAGTTTGCGCTATCGCAACTGGAATTCCCCACGCTCGCCTCCGTACCAAAAATCTTGGTGTGGTAGAGTGGGAAAAGGTTGCAGACTGGTGGGCCAACCGTTTTACGGAAGGTCGGAAAAAATTACAAGAATACAAACAACACCGGGATTTCGATGAATTTCACCATAGTCTAACAACTAATTGCGAGCTTCTCCCGACTCAGCAAGTAGATGTTATCTATGATCCTTCTTTGAACTTAGCAAAGATTAAGGCAGAAATGGATAAGAAAGTGAAGGCCCTTAATGTCGGTGTTGTCCTTGTAGACTATATTAACCAGGTTAAAAAATCTGCTATTCCGCACAGGGCGGGACAGTATGATTGGACAGAGCAAATTGAAGTGAGTAAAGCCCTCAAAAGTATGGCACAGGAGTATGACTGCACAGTTATCTCTCCATATCAAACAGACGCGAGCGGAGAAGCGCGCTTTGCTAAAGGTATACTAGATGCTGCTGACGCGGCCTATTCTCTTGAGACTTATGACCAAGAGGATTCTTGTATTACTTTTAACTGCGTGAAGATGCGTAACTCCGCTCAGCGCTCTTTTACTTCTAGCATGAACTGGGAGACCCAAAAGATTGGCCCAGAGAGTGCTGCTACTCCACAGGAGAGAGAAGACTCTTCTATGAAGACCGGCGAAGATATTGACGACGTTGCTTAAAAATAGTTCTTGACATGTGCTCGTAAATCCTGTATAATATACTTTCATATTTAAGAGGTTTCTAATGATTATTCAAGGCAGCATCGGACATACCTATTCTGGTAGGAAGCGTAAGAAAATATCAAAAGTAAAGAAAGCACAAAAGCCTTTTATCCCACTAGAGAAATCTGAACAGGTTTTCAAAATCGCCCCCTGGGCAAAAAGAGATAAAGTATATAAGTCTGCTGCTCTTACTGCACCCAAGACCGTTATACCTGACGATTCTTATAAAAAAGAAATTAGTAAAAATTATACTGTAGCCATCGCCTTTAACAAGGGAGCGTATCAAGTTATTCCTAACTCTGATATTAAGCATATAGGTAAGTAATGCATCGACATACTCAGATTGCACAGAGACAAAGATTGATGCGACAACAAAGTCGCAGGCGACAAATCAAACAAGCACAAGCACGTAGGTTGGCATTTAATGAATGTGGAAGAGTTATTGATTCAGAAGGGGATACAGTACATCCCGAAGGGGAAGGACTACGTAGTCCGTTGCCTAAATCCTGAGCATGATGATAGTAATCCAAGTATGCGAGTCGATCAGATTGATGGTCGGTTCAATTGCTTCGCCTGTGAGTTTAAAGGTAATCTATTCTCCTTCTATGGAGAGCAAGTATCAGGTTTACAACTCAAGCGCGATATCCTAGTCAAAAAGATTCAGGAAAAACGTGCAGAGAATATAGGTTTGAACTTTCCTAAAGATTACGTCCCTTATATTGGTAATTGGAGAAATATAAAACCACAAACGTATAAAACCTTTGAGGCATTTGAGCATGTCGGCAAAGACTATATTAGTCGTATCAATTTTCCTATTCGAGATATTTCTGGAAAGATAGTAGCTTTTCAAGGCCGTCACACAGCTGGAGGAACCCCTAAGTATAAGTTCTCTCCTCCTGGGGCTAAGCTACCTCTTTTTCCACAAGTATTTCCCCGTCTTGGAGAAATAATTCTTGTAGAAGGTATTTATGATGTACTAAACCTACATGATAAAGGACTGACAAACTCTGTTTGCTGCTTCGGCACAAACAACATAAATGAAGATAAGCTGTTAATGCTCTCTATGAAAGGTGCCACCAAGATAGGTGTCTTCTTTGACGGAGATGAAGCAGGACAAAAAGCAGCGGAAAATGTTAAAGTAATGTGCGAGAAAATTGGTCTCTTTACTAGGAACATCCATATGAAAGAATTGGATCCTGGTGCACTTACCGAAACTCAAGTTAAAAAACTGGAGAAAAGATTATATGCCTAAAGTTGCATTAGTAGAAACTAAACCTAGCAGAACAGACTTTCGAAATGAGTTTGATGGAGCCTTTGACTTTGATCAATTTCAGCTCTGCTCGGATTCTAGTATAAAGAAAGTATTAAAGCGAGACTGTGATATTGATATGGATCCTGATAACTATGAATGGGTAATTCTAGTAGGTAGTGATGCATTGAAGTATTTTACAAAGATTAATTCGGTCACTGAATACTCGGGTAAGAAAGTAGAAGATAAGTTCTTACCTGTCATTAATCCTGGCATGTTAAAATTCAAGCCGGAAGCTCGTAAGACCTGGGAATCTTCCAAGGAAAATATTATTAAGTACATTAATGGTGAGATTGAAGATGTTATCATTGATGAAAGTATTGCTCGCGGTATCAATGACACTGCCGAAGCAAAGGCGTGGATACAAGGAGCTATAGACTCAGATAGTGCATATATTGCTCTTGACTCTGAGACTACTGCCCTGTACCCGCGTAACGGACATATATTAGGAATATCTATGTCTTATAACGGGGAAAGTGGAGCCTACATTAATACTGAATGCTTTGACCAAGAAATCGAAGATATGCTACGTCAACTGTTTCTCAGTAGGAAAGTAATCTTCCACAATGCAAAGTTCGATATGGCATTCTTTGAGTATCATTTCAACTTTGAATTCCCTGACTTCGAGGACACAATGTTGCTCCATTACCTCATAGATGAGAATCCAGGAGGGCATGGTCTAAAGCCCTTATCCTTGAAGTATACTCCTTTTGGTGATTATGAAAAACCAATGTATGATTGGATTGATCAGCACAAAAGAGCAAACGGGCTCAATGCAGGTAGCTTCACATGGGATATGATTCCATTTGACGTTATGAAAACATACGCAGCTATGGATGCTGTGTGTACTTTTCTACTGTACGAGAAATTTGTTAAAATTAAGAAGAACCCAAAACTTTGTTGGATTTACGACAATATTTTGATTCCTGGCTGCAGGTTTCTGAAGGAGACTCAAGATAACGGTGTTCCGTTTGATCGTACTCGACTACAGGTATCTCAGGGTCTAATGCAGGATAACATTGATGACGCTATTAAAGAACTCTACAATTTCAAGGAGGTGGCCAAATTTGAAGAGTTTCAGGGTAAGGATTTTAATCCTAACTCTACCGTTCAGCTTCGTACTTTGTTATTCGACTTTATTGGTCTGAAACCTACAGGTAAAAAGACTGGTACAGGCGCAAATTCAACAGATGCAGAAGTCTTACAAGAATTAGGAGAAAAGCATGAAGTTCCAAAGCATATTCTTAATATTCGCCAGAAAAGCAAGATTAAGAATACATACCTTGACAAGATCATACCTCAGCTTGATAGGGATAGTAGGTTACGCACAAATTTCAACCTACATGGAACTACTTCTGGTCGCCTGTCTTCTAGTGGTAAACTAAATATGCAGCAGCTTCCTCGCGACAATCCCATTGTAAAAGGGTGTATTCGTGCTCAGGAAGGAAATAAAATCGTTGCAATGGATTTAACCACAGCAGAAGTCTACGTCGCTGCGAAGCTCTCATCTGATGAAGAGCTGATGAATGTATTTCGTTCCGGAGGCAATTTTCATAGTTCGATTGCTAAAACAGTTTTCAAGTTACCTTGTGATGTGGCTGATGTTGCAGAGCTCTACGGAACTCAACGTCAAGCTGCAAAAGCTGTTACTTTCGGTATTATGTATGGTGCAGGGCCTCGGAAAATCAGTGAGCAAGTTACCAAAGATTCTGGTAAATACTTTGGTGTCGGTGAAGCAAAAGATGTAATTGATGATAATTTCAAAGAGTTCCATAAGCTAAAAAGCTGGATCGAGATGAACCAGAAGTTTATTGAGCAAAATGGGTTCATCTATAGCTTCTTTGGTAGGAAGAGACGACTACCTAATGTTACTTCAGAAGACTCTCAGATTAAGAGTCACAGTATCCGTTCAGGGCTAAACTTTTTAGTTCAGTCCGCCGCTTCTGATATTAATTTATTGGGTGCTATTG